GTGCCGATCCTAACATTGTTAGTGATAGCCAACTAATGGCTAAAGCACAAGCTATGCTACAGCTAGCAACAACAACGCCTGGTGTTAATATCAGAGCAGCACAGTTGATGTATGCTAAAGCGTGGAAGGTTGCTGAGCTAGAAAATCTGCTGCCAGATCCAAAAGGTCCGAATGCAATTAAACCAGCTGTACCTGAGAAGTTACAAGTTGAGCAAATGAAAGCCCAGATTAAACAAGCTGACTTACAATTGCAGATGAAATTAGGTGTACTCAAACTTATGGATACAGCTAAACTTAATGAAGCTAAGATCCACAAGTTAGAAGCAGAAGCTTTACTGGCATTAGAAACAGCTGGAGGTGTTCGTACAGGACAAGAAATTCAGTTAATCAATTCCCAGATATCTGCAATGAAAGCAAAGAACGAAGGCATCATGTCTTCAATTGAGCTTATGATGAAGTTAACGGAAGGTGAAGACACACCGTCGGAACCAACAGGAGAGTAATTTGAGCGTTGTAACAGAACCAGAATTCCTGGACTGGAAACAACATCCGATCACGGGGGCTTTCTTTAAAGCCCTCTTTAATGACCGAGAGTATTTAAAAGAAATGTTAGTAGGTGGTACCGATGACGACAGCAATGTTCGTGGTCGTATAGCAGCTGTTAGCATGATTCTTACTCTTGATTATGAGGGTCTGATGGAGTCACTAAGGGAGAGCAGATGAGTAATTATACAGGTATAACACCTTTATTAAATCGTATCTTGATTAAGCCAATGGTAGTAGTTAATCAAACAGCAAGCGGCATTATAGTATCTACAGAAGGTATGAGTGAGCGTGAGCAGTTGGGTAATACAACCGGTGAGATTATTGAAGTAGGTCCAGACGCTTTTGGAGGTACTTCTCCAGTTAAGTCTGGCGATAAAGTAATCATGGCTAAGTATGCTGGTTTAATGTATGTAGGTAGAGACGGTATAAAGTATAGGATGATCAATGATGATGACCTTACAGGACTATTAGATCCTGATATGGAACTTGTTGATCCACATTTAAGTAAAGGAATTAAATAATGAGTGATGACGTAGGTAATATTCAACAAGAGCAAGCACACGTTGAACCACAGACTCAAGCACTACAAACCCCAGACTATGCTTCTGAAGCCAGTGCACAGGGTTGGGTTGCTAAAGACGACTATCGTGGTAATGAAGCTGATTGGGTAGATGCAGAAACCTTTGTCCGTCGTGGCAAAGAGATCATGCCTATCCTTCGGAAGAACAACGAGAAGCTGCTCAAGGAACTTAAAGAGGCTCGTAGCATTGCTGAAGAGGCAAGGACTACTGCCAGAGAGTTTCAGAAGTTCCAAAAGGAACAGTATGAACGCAAAGCAAAAGATCTCGAAGCTCAGTTAAGTCAACTGAAGCAAGCAAAGCGTGATGCAGTCTCCAGTGGAGACGGCGATCGTGTAGTAGAGATTGATGATGCAATGGACTTGATTAAAGAGGATGTAGCACAGGCTAAAGCCGAGGCTAATCGTCCAGAACCAGTACAACAATCTGCACCACAACCAGATGAGAATCTGCAAGCGTGGTTAGATCGTAATCAATGGTTTGGTCAAGACAAGCGAATTACCGATGTCACCAATGCACTTGGTAAATCCATTACCGAGGAATTTCCTAACCTTAAAGGTAAGGCATTTCTTGACAAGTTAGATGAAGAGTTAGCACAAACCTATCCAGATAAGTTTGGTAAAAAGACTAGAGCCAATCCTATGGATGGTGCTGGTATGACAACCCAATCTGGTCGCCCTAGTAGCGCTAAACGATCATATGAGAATCTACCTACAGAAGCTAAGGCTGCTTGTGATAGATTCCTTAAGCAAGGTTTAATTAGAAATAAAGAAGACTATGTCCGTGAATACGACTGGTCAGAATAAACAAGAGAGAACGAATATGTCAACACAAAAAAAAGTAGCAGTAGGTGAGTTTGTTAATCCAAATGAATCCACTGTAAAGGAAACACCTGTAGAAGTCAAGACTACCTCAGTGTCTACTGAGAAACCGGTACGCCGCAATCGTGGGGCGTTTAACGGGACACGTGGCAAGTTGCAAGTAGGAAAGCTTATTCCAGGCTATCACTTGTACTTCTTTAATGATGAACCTGGTCGCATTTCTGCGGCCCTTGATGCTGGTTGGGAATTTGTTTCTCCCGGTGAGGTAGGATATAATGCATCGAACGTTACTGATACTAATGTCGATCTAGGAGATAGAGTAAGTGTTATGGGTAGCAAAGATGACCTTGGTAAACCAGTTCAGCAGATCCTTTTAAAGATCAAGCAGGAATGGTGGGAAGAGGATCAAGCTGAAATCCAATCACGCAATGACAAAACCGATAACTCGATTAAACGAGGTAAGGGTGGACATTCCGTAGATACTACTGGCTTTTATGATGCTGGTATTAAATTTGGTTCGTCTAATAAATACTAATCTTTAATTTTATTGAAAGACTATAAATGGCAAATACAAACGCCCCTCGTGGTCTAAGTCCAATCGGTAGCATTACCGGTGCGGCTTGGAACCAACAAGGCCAGACTTTCGCTATCGCTAACGATGCTTCTAACAGCTACGCCATTGGCGATGTTGTAAAGCTTGCTGGTGGTTCCGACACGAACGGCACTGCATACGTAACTAAAGCTGCTACTACTGATATCCCTGTTGGCGTTATCGTTGGTTTCCGTGTAGCTAATTACGGTGTATCACTCCAAGGTACAACCCTTGCTTTGAACCAAATCTACTATCCAGTAAGTTCTGGTTTACAATATGCTGTTGTAGTAACAGATCCTAACATCATCTTTGAAATTGAAACTGATGCTACTGGTGCTTCAGCTGCTAACGTAGGTTCTAATGCACCTATGTCTATTACAGCTAACCAAACCACTTTGTCACAATCTAGCCCACTATCAAGCACTGTCTTGAATAGCTCTGGTATTATTGCTCAGGGTACAACTGGTTCTTTGGCATTGCCTCTGACTATCATTGGCGTATCGCAACGTCCTGATAACGCAGTTGGTGCATATGATAACGTTCAAGTTATCTTTAATCGTCACCAATACAAGCAAGCCCAAGGCACAGCTTAATAACTAAAGGAATAAAAACATGGCAGGCGTAATTACAACCGGTACCCATCCTAAGGCCCTATGGCCTGGTATTAAAGCTTGGTGGGGACAAGTATACGAAGAGCATCCAGAAGAATTCTCTGCACTCTTTGATAAAGATTCATCACATCAAAACTACGAAGAAGATGTCCAGGTTACTGGCTTTGGACTCGTTCCACAAAAGACTGAAGGCGCTGGGGTTACTTATGACTCTGAGATCCAAGGCTTTACAACACGTTACACACATATTGCTTACGCTCTAGGTTATATTGTAACTAAAGAAGAACTCGACGACAACTTGTACGAGCAAGTATCTAAGAAACGTTCTGGTGCATTGGCTATGTCTTTCCGTCAAACGAAAGAAAACGTAGGCGCTAACATTTACAACCGTGCATTTACAACAGGTACTAACCTGCAGTATGCTGGTGGTGATGGTGTAGCTCTTTGCTCCACAGCACATCCAAATACTTCTGGCGGTACATTTGCTAACAAGTTAACAGTTGATGCTGACCTTTCCGAAGCTTCTTTGGAAGATGCAACAATTGCTTTGATGGGCTTCCAGGACGACCGTGGCCTCTTGATCAATGTAATGCCAAAATCATTACACATTGCTCGTCAAGAGATCTACAATGCTGGACGTATCCTCAAGACTGTATCACAACCAAGTACTGCAAACAATGACTTGAACATCCTCAAGGCAAACAATGTATTCCCTGGTGGTGCTGTAGTTAACCATTACTTTACTGCTCCTCATGCTTGGTTCATCCGTACTAACGTACGTGATGGTATGAAGTATTATGAACGTGTAGGTATTCAGTTTGATATGGATAATGATTTCGATACCATGAATGCTAAGGCAAAAGGTTACGAGCGTTATTCATTCGGCTGGACCGATCCACGTGCTATCTTCGGCTCTAACGGCCCTTGATTTTTTAAGATGAGGGGGTCAAAAGCCCCCTCTTCTAGTTTCACCCCACAATATTAATTAAAAGGATTTATAATGGCCTCTTTATTTCGTGATACAAAACTAGGACTAGTTAAAACTGTTCAAGTAGATTCTACAATGTCTGGTTACACAGAGATTGCTAAAATTCCTAAAAATTCCCGCATCCTTGGTTTCATTGTCAATGGTGCACCAATTGCTTCCGCAACGTTATCGTTGGGTAGCACAGCTACTGCTACAGAATATGTTAACGCATATAGCTTAGCAAGTGGTTATGCAAACTTTGTTAATGATGTAGATAGCACTGCCCTTGGCACTGTAACAACTACTGACTCTTCTGTATACGCTATTGTTAGCGCAACTTCAGGTGTTTGGCAAGTTTCTATTCTATTCTCAGCAACTTACTAATTAGGAGGTTAACATGGCTAACGTCGTTAACACTCAAATTATTATGGATGGCAATCGAAATGCCGTCGTTAAAGTTACTGGAGTATTAGATACATCTAACGTAGCTGCTTCTGGCACATTAGGCACTGCTTCATCTGGTGTTACTACTATTAACTCTAAAGTTATTACATTCACCGCTGGTGGTTTAACACCAACTGTTGGTCAGGGTGTTACAGGTACTGGAATACCTGCGAATGCTTATGTTGCTGTTGTAAACAGTACAACACAAGTAACAATGAACGTAGCTGCTACAGCAACTGGTAGTTCATTAACTTTCTCATTAGTAGCTGGTAGTATTATTATTGTTGATCCAATTAACTATGCTTTGATTCCTACAGGATTTAGAATTGATCATCTTGATTATTCTATTTCTGATCCATTAGAAGTTAGATTGCTTTGGGATGGTAGTACTCAAGTAGATATTATCCCTGTAGCTGGTCGAGGTAAGATGAGCTTCTGGAACTTTGGTGGTTTACAAAACAATGCACCTAGTCCTACTGGTCGTATTGCCTTAACAACTACTGGATATAATACTACATTAGGAACAACACCTTTGGTGTTCTCCGTAGTACTTGAACTGGTTAAACAAGGCGTTCAGTAATGCAGGTTGCAAATAGCAACGCTAAAGAACTACACCTATCCGCTACGGTTATCCGTGCGGATGGTACTGTAGTTGAATTAGGCGTTATAGATTATTGGCACAAGAACCCAATCAAACGTTTTATTTGGAGAATTAAAAAATGGCTACACTCCTAGTTAATACAGGACGTGCCATCGTTACTAGCCGCCTTAATGGTGGTGGTACCACTCCCAGCTATGTTGCTTGGGGAACTGGTGCAGGTACGACTGGTGCAACTGATACGACTTTGTTTACTGAAAATGGTTCCCGTGTAAGCGGTACTGTTACTCAACAAACAACGTCTACAACAAATGATACATTCCAAGTAGTAGGTACAGACACTGCCGGTTCCGGTATTACTGTTACTAATGCTGGTTTGTTTGATGCTTCAACCTCTGGCAATTTATTTGTCAAAGGAGACTTTACTGGTATTGCTTTAAACACTGGAGATTCAATTCAGTTTACATTTAAAGTTCAGTTTAGTTAATTATGGCTTTAAACGGAAGTCCCATCAATAAGGTGGTACTAAACGGTGCGGATTCAAATACCTTTAACCAGGTTCTTTCGTTCCTATCCTCGAGTGCTTCTACCATCGTTAAAAGCGTTGGTAGAGGTATCTCTCTCCTTGCAACAGGTACTCCTAATATTTCTAGGATACTAAGATTACTTAGAACACTATCAATTAATTCAACCGGTAGTATAAGTATTGCTAAGGCAATTAGTATTACTAAAACTATATTAAGTAGTATAACAACCACATTAATAAGGTTACCTAATAAAATATTAATAGCAACATCAACATCTGCTGTTTATATACAAAGATTAATTGGTAAAGTATTTAGCACTATCAGTGAACATGTTGCAGTTCTTATTGTAGAACTAGCTTCTCACTTTTTAACTATTACAGTTTCAGTAACTGGATCTACATCTATTAAGCGTGGTATAGCAAAGACTATATCATTAGCAGTTACTAACATAAGTATATTAGTTAATAGAGTGGGGAAGTTATTAACCTCACTGACAACAAGTGCCGTTACTTTATCTAACACAATAAATAAGATTATTACCAAAGCAGTAACTAGTACAATTTCAATTGTTGTACATTTCTTCTTTTATAGATTTCTAACAATCGCAAGTACTATAGTACCTAATATGTATAAAGGATTATCTATGAACTTATCAACACTAACTACTAGCGTAGCAACAATAGTTAAAGCAATGAATAAATTAATTGCACTTAATGTTATTGTACTATTTAGTTTAGTAGCTGAGTTTGTTAAGAAGTTTGGTGCTATAGCTAAATATACCTTTATTGTACAGACCAGAAAACTACTGGTTAACATTGTTAAAATCAGAACACTACTAGTACGGAAACCAAATGGCTGAATCGTTCTCATATAAGATTACTACAGAAAGTGAATTATTTACTTTCGACTTCTCCCAGGTACTTTCACCTTCCGAGACTATTTCAACTTCATCGTGTTCTGTTATTGTTATGAATGGTGTTGATCCCACACCATCCACTATCTTAATTGGTGCTCCGGTTGTTGTTAACAAGACAGCATCACAGAGAGTAGCTAATGGCATTAGTGAAGTTACGTACCGTCTTGAAATGACTATTACAACATCACAAGGTAATACATATGTTGGGGTTGGTGATCTTCCAGTATACGATGCTAGTTTGGTGTAACCTATGAGTTATCAATCAAACTATATCAGGGGTAGTTGGAATTGCATCTGCGAGTCGTGCGGTCGTCTTGTTAAAGCGGGTGAGCTTCGTCAACGCTGGGATGGTTTCATGGTTGATGAGCAATGCTGGGAACCTAGGCAACCACAAGACTTTGTGCGAGGTGTAGCAGATTACCAAGCACCACCATTTACAAGACCAGAGCAATCCGATATATTTATACCGTTTACTTTTACACCGCTATTAAGTTATTTATCTAATGGCCTTGTATCAATTATAAAAACAATCATACCTGTACCAAAGATTATATTGGCAATTACTAGTGTGTCAACAGCTATAATTGATGCAGCTAAGAGACCGTTTTTTGCTAGTAACAATCGTCAATTAGATGGTGCTCCTCTAAATAATAAACCATTAGGATAATAAATACATGTCAGCTTTATATACAAATAATGCAGCGACTACGCTAGCATCGGGGATTAACAATAGTGTTACCTCATTAACAGTAGCCTCTGCTACTGGTGGCTTGTTTCCAAGTCCTACTGGTACAGATTACTTTTATGTTACATTAGAAAACACGGCCGGCACAGTCCGTGAAATTGTTAAAGTAACTGCAAGGTCTACAGATACATTTACTATTGTACGTGGACAAGATGGCACTAGTGCTCAAACATTTGCTACTAGTGATAAAGTCGAACTACGTATTGTAGCTGCTGAGATGTCTGCATTAACTTCTGGCTCTGCTCGTGGTGGTAACAGTGATCAAGTGTTATTTGAAAACGGAACAACAATTACAGCTAATTACACATTAACAACAGGAAAGAACGCAATCAGCGTTGGT